CGGGGGGTCTAGATGGTGTAAAAACCTGCCCAGCCGCTGGCTGCGACGACAGAATCTCTACCGCAAAAGCAGTAGAATCTTGGATGCTTTGACTTGCAATAGCGGAAGGATTGATTGCCATGTTACCACTTGCTGTAGTATACGCCCTTTGCGAAGGACATTTCGACCGCCGTGCCCGCAGGCAGGGAAGTAAAGCCGATGGGCTCGGTCACGTACTTCTTGGAGTTGTACTCCACGATGCCAGCGCCACTTGAATCAATCTTGACCCAGCGGCCAGTCACACTGCCCTCAAAGTCACCCTCAATGAGCTGACTGGAGCTAAGGCGCTCCAGGTCAACCAGCCTGTTGGCAGTGCTTGATTGCAGTAGGTCGTCGAGAAGTGCCATCAGATCGTGTAGTAACCAAACTGCTTGAGGTTCCAGTAGAAGACCGTCTCGTTGCCACCAGTCAAGTTGACAGCGCTCGGAGTCTGGGCCACAGACAGTAACTGCTCAGAGCTACTGTGGACAGTACTCACGGTCGTTGTGATGTCACCCGCACCAAGCGAAACTGCGCCAGCGGCGATTAGGGCCGGTTCTTGAACCTGGATCGAGTCGGTTGGGGCGTAGCCGTAGCCAGCCTGCTTGATCGTCAGGGTGTAGTCGGTAGTAGCAGCGCCAGAGTTGGTAATCACCAAGTCTACCGTCAGGCCCACTCCAGTGCCACCAGTAACTGTAGGCAGATCGGTATAAGTGCCGTTAACGCCAGCAGTGGGAGCGGACACGTTGGCCGCCAGAGCGGTGATGTTGCCATCACCCTCCACAAGTGCCACATGGGAGAAGGGGATTGGTGTAACGCCCCCGTCGTGTGCGAAAACAGTTGTCTTGGTCGCTAGGGCTACACCGTCGTCGCTGTAGACGCTCACGTCGCCACCATCAAACGAAATAATCTGGCGAACATAGCCGCCCGTCCCAGCGGCAACCTCGTTAGCCAAGAACGTGGCGTCGTCGGTTGTACCGGGGGTGTAGCTGGTACCAGGGGCATTGATCAACCGTGCTTCGTAGTACTTGCCCACGAAACGGTTGGTAACCTGTGCCGTTAGCTCGGCGGGTGAGATTTTAGCAGCAATCGCCATGGCACAACATTGGAATCGTCCGTAGGATTCCTATCAAGCAAAGATGTCATCGTCGATCACTGTAGCGTTGGCCGTAATCACGTTACCAAGGTAGTCAGCGGGGATGCTGCCATTAGGCTCGATACTGAGCACGTCGCCAGCCGTGACGATAAGGCCGCTAACATAGCAGGTGAACGCTTCGTGAACCTCGATTATTTGCAAAGGTTCTGCTGGGATTGCAGGCTCGAAGAATGTGGTGAGCGACTCGAATGTAAACTGAACATCAATGTCAAAAGCGTAGCTACCAGAGTCAACATAAGTCTCTCCAGCGACTGAGGGCGGCAGGCCAGGCGCGGTACCCTTGCCGACAATGTTATCGGGAATGGTTACAGTACCGTCGGAGTACCCGATCCAGATACCGTTGGTTACCAATGCAGAGCCTTCCCGGCTCACACCCCACTGACAGGAGTCCATCCGCATGGCAAGCAGTTTACCTTTGCTGGCGTCGTAGTAGCGGAACGGGCGGCCAGGGAACCAGCCGTCAGCGATCTCTTCGCGCAGGGCCTCGCCGATCTGCACGCCAAACGCGTCCCCTTTAATCCAGCGCTCGATATAATTTGAATACGCATTGACAACGGTGTCAATCTCAGCCTGCGTGTCGAACAGCAGGGGCACAGGGATGGACTCTTTGGCGATATAGGGACCAGATTCTGCGGGCGGCTGCTGGTAGCGACCCGTGTACAGCCTGATGATGGTGGTTCTGTCGGTAGTTGAGGTGGTCGCTGTATTGACAAGATCAGGAATCAGCGGATTCGCGCTAATAGTAGTCGAGATGCGACGTTGGGAGGTCTTGATACCATTAAGGGCGTCAATGTTTCCAGAGATTCCCGAGCCACGGCCCGTGATACTGGTGTATGTCGTGGTCTCTTGGGTGCTTGAGTTGTTGCCGTAGGTGTAATCAACAGTCTGGCTTGACACGCGGTACATGTCCGCAGGATCTATAGTCTGGAAGTCCTGAACGACGCCTTTTACGATACCGGCACGCCAGTTAAAGGGCTGAGCACCAGACAGAGTTGTAACGTAAGTGTCTGTGATGGTCCTGACCAGCTCATTAGCGGCTCCGTAATAATTGATCTGCTCGGTATAGGTCAGTAGGATTTCCTCTTCACCATCGGTTGGACATCCGCCGTTGGGCTGGCAGGCAGTGGCCCAGGTGTAGCGACAATAGGCAAACTTGTCAGCAAAGTACTGCTGATTGGCCTCGAGCGCGGGTCCACGTACCTCAGAGTACACTCGCGAAACCTGACCCGCAGGACCGTTGTACTCGGTGCGGCGAAGCTCTTTGCGGCGGGCTGGCAGAATCAACGGCGTCTGCTTGGTCTCGTAACCGCTGTTACAAGAAGGGATGCCATTGGACGAGGGTTTAGACGGCGTGTTACCGCAAGCGCTGGACTGACCAGTAGAAGCCGATGCCGTTTGCGTTCCAGAAATACTGCCAAGTCCACTGCCAACGCGCTGGTAAACGACAGCGGGGTAGGTCAGGTAGTAGTACGAATCGGTCTCGACGATGTCGACCTTACCGGCCTGGTCGGTGGCAACGGTGTCGGACGGAATCCGGTAGCTGAGTTCGACCGAGTCAGGGATTGCATTAGTACCCGCAACCGGAGAGGCGGACAGGGCAGTAACACCAAGGACCGAGGTCCATTCTCCAGTAGCGGTGGACTCGGTGCTATCACCATCGAAGAAAACGCCAGAGACCAGATTGCCCTGGTTGTCCTGGAACAGGTATTGGCCCGCGGAGGCAAAGGCGGCAGACACGTTCGAGTAGCTGCGCTGAGCCACATCCAGGGGGATCGGACTCAGGGCCACGAGGGCGTCAATCTCCTCGGTGAGAGCAGCAAGGGCCAGCCGACAGCCAAGCTCTACTGTTAGCTGATTGCTCTCGGGGGCATAGCTGGTCGAGATTACATACAACAGGCCGCGGGGGTGGCGAGCCACAGCACCACTGGGGTAGGTCATCTCGAGAACGACCTGCATGCCACGCTTGAAGTTGTCTCGATCGTAGTCTTCGACGTCGTAGCCACCAGGTTTTTGACCAAGAACAAGACTGCCAGTAGTGGAAATCAGGCCCTGCTTTTGTGCGGACGCATCACCAACCGCCCAGGTAACTAGCGATTCGGTGTAATCAACGCCGTTGACGGTGAGGGAGTGAATGCGTGATTGATTGACAAGATATGCCATTGATCAAACCTCCGACAGGCCAAAAGCGACCATCATGTGAGTGGGGCTCATCCGAACGTAGCTAGGGTTGGTGCTGAAAATCGCAACACCGTTGACAGCGCCTCCGAAGGTCGTGTCCGCCACTGTGACCGCGGCTGCTAGGCCATTGGAGCGGTCTGCGTCCCAAGCTCGGAACATTGCATCAAAGCTTGCGGCATCCGCGGTGGTCATCGGGCCCGAAACTGCCCAGATGTACTTCTGGCGGTAGGGTGCACCGCTTATAATGGAAGCCCCGTTGGCCGACTGGCTAAAGGTGGCGCCAGCCTGATAGGTCCTGGGGAGATCAGCCCCAGAGAACTCAGAAAACGTGAAGCTATAGTTCGGGGACCCCGTGTCTGGCGTGTATGAGACTGTTATCGTCGACATCAGAGTGCGGGCTTGGCTGGATTAGTTTGCCGACAGCTCCTCCAGCGACACGCCACTTGCAAGCAGTTTGTACTTGGCGATGTTGTCCTCACTGTAGCCACCTAGCCAGATAATCCTTCCTGGCACTGTGCCCAGTACCCGCCCCTTGAATGTATCGTCAACGGCCGCGAGGGCCTCGAATACGGCGTCGTGACGAGCTAAAAGCACGTCCAGGGTGTCATCCCCTGCACCGGCATCCAGAGCGGCCTCGTAGGCCATCCTCGCGTAAGCCAGCGCATTCCGCAGGTCTTGCACCGACATTTCGTCGGCATGCACGTCAGGCAAAAGGGGACCCCTCGCAGAAAGAGCCCCTTCAAGAAACAGGTTGGCGTTATCTTCAGCGGTTCCGAAGTTGAACATTAGCGGATGCGGCGGCGTTTGATCTTGGTCAAGGATACCAGCATGTCGCTTGCGGCCTGAGTAGTGTTCGCGGCCTGGATTGTCACGCTGTTCTGGATATTATCACCACCAGACATGTTGCTGATTGCCCTCACCAGCCCAGAAAGGTTGCTCGAAGAGGCCGCTGCAGCCGTATTGTAAGTGGGAGCGCTGTTGAGATTGATGCCGCCAGTGGGAATGTCTAGCTGCTTGGTGAGGTGAGCAGGGATAACGGTACCGCTAGAAGGGGCCCTCCACTCACCCCAAGCGGGGGCATTGATCATGCTGAGCTTACCGCTAGCAGACAGGAATGCCTCCTTGCCCAGCTCGTTCACCGTGTACTTGGTGCCACCGGTTACCGGGCCACCGCTAGCCCTGCCCGTTGCACTACCACCACCACCCTTGGCCGCATTTAGAGCCCTTTGGGCCGCAGCGGCGGCCCGCAACGATGCCGCCATCCTGTCTACGGCCGCTTTTGTATCGTTGTACCTCTTGGTGAGCGACATTACTGCAGAGATCTGAAATTCAACAGACCTGGTAGCGTTTTGGATGGCCTGTTCTTGGCGGTTAACGTATTTAATAGCTTGGTCGATGGATTGTATTTCCTGATCCCGTTTTTCGATAATCTGATCAATTGACTTTTCTTGGGTTTCAATCTTACTCTGAAGACTATCTTCCAGGGTTCCCTGTCTTTCCTTGAGGTCGTTTTGTTCCCTTGCCTGCTCGGCCTGCTTTGTTTCCTTCTCCAAGAGCTTGCCTGCAATGATCTCGTTCGCCTCCATGCGCGAGAGACGTGCCTTAGCATTGAGAAGCGCTTCCTGGTCTAGCCTGCCGCTATTGATCTTTTCAATTAGTTGCTTCTTGTTGTACTCGTACAACGCTTGTTCCTGGGGAGTTCTTTCTCTAAGCGCCGCGATCTGGTCATCGATAATAGCCAGCTCGGCATCATGACGCTGCTTCAGGTCGTCCATCTGCTGCTTGTGGGCGTCCTTCATTATATCCAGCTTTTCCTTGTCCTTGTCAACCACCTTTTGAATTGCGTCAATCTCTGCCTGAGCGGCCTCTTTGATCATCTCCTTTTTGAGCTTTAGTCCTTCCACGGCCTCGTCGAGTAGCCTCTTTTCTTCTGCGAGTTGTGACTTCAGCTCCTTGTAGGCATCCATCTGCTCTTTCCGTACTTCCTTGGCTTTTGACATCCTCTCTATTTCAGCTTCGGTCAGTGCTCCAACAGCTTCTTTGGTGCCATTGATCTCGCCCTGCAAAGCCCTTTCTTCTCCAGCAGCTTTCTTTTGAGCCTCGCTCATAGCAATATAGGCGGCACCACCTGCGGCGACTGCTGCTGCGATTGCACCCCAATTACCAATCAAGCCATTGAATACAATTGCAGCGGCGTTGGAGATGTTTTGCCAGGTCACCATGGCCTGAATGGCAATAGCAATTGTCTTAAAACCTGCAACGATTGCGCCAAAATTCATGACGACCATAAACGCGGTTGCGGCGGCAGTCATGGCGGTAAGACCCGTGGCGATCGAGGGAAGGTTTGCAGCTATCCATGTAATCATGTCAGCCAAGGCCTTCATCGAGTTACTGACAGGTCCGCCAAGGGCCCTATCCATAGAGTTGAAAGTATTGACAAAAGCAAGCCCCAGCTCGTTAATTGAGGCCTCGATCTTAGCCATCCGACCGGCAAAGGTCTCCTGCATGCGCTCGGCGACTTCAGCAAAAGCCGTTCCCTCAGCGGTGAGGTTAGTTAGTGCCTCGTTTACAATATCAAAACCGATCTTGCCTTCGCTGGCAAGTTTCTTGAGTTCGTTTACGCTCCTGCCTGTAACGGCGGACATTTCCTCCCA